CATGTGTAATCTCATCTGGTAATGTATAAACACTTTGGTTATTCTGTAATTCTACCCATGCATAACTCTCTTCAGTTGATGCTTGTGCTCGCTGTCTATACATTCCCAATGCGTGTTCATATGCAGTGGCATAGTGATCCTGCGTCATTTCAACATCGACTATTCCTGCACCCAATCGCATTGCAGCATAATCATACACACCTTGTTTTAATTCTGTTAGAGTTGCCATTTATATTCCTATTATTCTAATTATTTATGTATTTTCAATGCACTCTTAATATGATTAGATGTTCATTAAATCTACCGGTTAGTTTGATATCTACCGTTTCAATGCCAGCAAATATCTTTCTTGCATTAGCCTTATTCACTTGTATTATCTGTTTAAGCTGATCTGCTGGCTTTCGTAAAGTCTTACCAGCTGATTTGGCTTCACTGAACCCAGCAATCGTGTTATTTTTTACTCCCAATCCATCAGATCGGGGATCTGCCACATAATAATGTAATTTTCTTTTTTTAGAATCATACACATACATCTCTTTTGCGCCTAGTATCTTAATTGGCTTTATGCTTTTAAGATTAAAATCAGGAAATTCTTTCATATATTTCAACTTAGACACCAACTGCTCTGCTGAGATTGGTTTTTTCTTCGGTGTTACCCTTGTTGATTTCTTGTATACCACATAACTATGTAAATCTTCAATCACTAACCCACAAAACTTAATAAGTCTGCGAAGTTTTGCTTTTCCGATATGATCGTATGATTCATTGATATATGCATCAGTGCCATCATATGCTAATGTTAGTTCGCTAATCTTATCTTCCCATGCTTCAATCAATAACGGCACATGTTGGGGCAACATAGTGGATGCTTTCAGAATATGTATAGGCATAAATGCATGATTTGATGGTGCCTCCTGAATGTAATAATCATCATACATCCCTTCAAGCTCACCACCAATCTCCATTGCCTTTTCTTTCATTATTTCCTGAACATTTGGCTTTTCTTTCTTGGGTTCATTGGTATCATTCGGTGACGTAATTGCCAATGCCTTTAGACGATCAATTTCACTCTCTATGGTGTTGATATCTATGTCATTCGGTTGGAATCCTTTGATAATCATATTAGCCAACCACCCAATGGTAGTGTGATACTTGCTATCTGATACCTTATTGATAATATTAGCATCATCTGTTCTTCCATTTTTAGTTAAAAAAGATAATAGCATTGATTTGGCATCTTTATGATTATGAAAATAATTATACCAATTGAATGCACCCATCATCACCGTTCTGCGTTCGATATCATTAATTGGGTGATCCCATATCGGTTCTGATCCCATGTACCGTTCATCTATTGTCTTTCTTCTTCCCACTTATATGTCTCTCCGCTTCGTTGTTGATATCTTAATATTGTAGTTCACCTATTTAATGCTGTCAATCGTTTTATAGACGACACAGCATCAAAAACCAACTAAATACATTAAATATGTTTTTAAAGGATTAAATATGAGTACATATTATGTACCTACCACACAAAGTTCAGGTGAAAATCACCTTTCCATGTATAAAGAATCACGCAAGGATGATTATTTCTATTTAGACAATGTAATCAGCGAACAATACACGGTTGGTGGTTTAGATATTTATATACACAAATATCTGGGGCCAATGACAAAGGGAGAGGATTCACAAGATGCTGATTATGATGCTACTCAGCCAGGAAGAGATACAACCGATCCGTTATTCATTGAGGATTTATTCTTACTAGAAAATCGTGACAGAGATTACGATGACACCATATATAAACTCCGTGGTGTATACAATGTACAAGATATAGATTTTGAAATGTCCCAATTTGGATTATTTTTACAAAATGATACTATTTTTATGACATTCCACTACAATGATATGATTTCATTGTTTAACCGAAAACTTATGTCTGGGGATGTTGTTGAAGTTCCAAATTTAAAAGATTATAATCCATTAGATTCCACATTACACAAAGCATTGCCAAAATTATACTCAATTCAGGATGCTTCATTTGCAAGTGAGGGGTTTACAGCCACATGGTCACCCCATTTATGGCGTGTTAAACTAACCCCATTAGTTGGATCACAAGAATACAAAGATGTATTGGATAATGTGTATGAACTAACTGCTGATGACACAGACCACTTAGGAAGCACTGTTGATTACACATCAGATAACAATGATGGTGGTGATTCTACATTGGCTGATTTGATTACAGCATACAACAATGATATTGCCGTAAATGATGCTATTGTTACACAAGCAGAAGCAGAACTACCTGTTAGTGGGTATGATGTTAGTAAGTTCTATATTGCACCTGTTGGGTCTGATGGATCACCACAAGATGGCACAGGAATATCTGCTGATACTATTGCATTATTCACGGATTCATCTGTTATTAAAGCAGACAGAGGGAAGATGTCACCAGAATCAAATGGTTGGGTTGGTGGTTATTTAACTGGTAATAATATGCCACCGAATGGGCTACCAGTCACACCAGCTACTCAATTTCCACCAAATGCATTATCAGGTGATTATGTGTTGCGATTAGATTATTTCCCCAACCGCTTATTCAGATTTGATGGGAATCATTGGGTTAAAGTTGAAGATGGGGTAAGGACTGAATTAACTCCTGGTGAAGCAAATAATAGGACTATACGAAATAAATTTGTAAATAACAATGATACAATAAACACAAATGATCGTGGAGATATACCTTCACGCCAAGGATTAAGCGAGTTGTTAGAACCTCGCGCCGATAACTAGGATATATTATGGCAATACCATTTCATTACGATGAACAAATAAGACGGTTTTTATTGCAATTTACGAGAATGTTTAGCCATTTTTCGGTCGAATATGGCAGAACTTCGGATGGAAGTGATCCAGTTTACCAAACTGTACCTATTAGGTATGGTGATTCATCTAGACAAGCACAAACTATAATGCAACAAAACTCTGCCAATAAAGTGCCAGCTGCACCATTAATGTCTTTCTATGTAAATGCATTGGATTACGCAAGGGACAGAGTGCAAGAACCATATTTTACTGATAAGGTTCAGGTCAGACAACGCCAATATGATGCGACATCCGAAACATACAGCACAACACAAGGAAATGCATTCACAGTTGAACGCTTAATGCCAGTCCCATACAATTTAGGGCTTACATTGGATATATGGACTACTAACACAAACCAAAAATTACAAATACTAGAACAAATTCTTCCATACTATAATCCATCCATTGAAATACAAAGCACCGATAATTACTTAGATTGGACAAGTTTAAGTGTAGTTGAATTAAACTCAACCACGTGGACATCAAGAAGCATTCCAAGGGGTTCTGATGAACCAATTGATATTACATCACTTATGTTCACATTGCCTATATGGATCAGTCCACCGGCAAGAGTCACAAAAGGTGGGGTTATTCACAAGATTATAGCAAGTATCTACGATGATGATGGGAATCACATTGATGCTATCTCAAATGATGACCTTTTACTAGGTACTAGAATGAAGATTGCACCACATGGATATCAGTTGTTATTATTGGATAACCAATTACAAATACTAAAAGATAGTGCGATTGAAGATACAAAAAATAACTCATTTGACCCTATCCCAACACAAGATAGCAATATCTTATGGCATGCAGTAACAGATGAATATTTACCAGAACAGTTCGAAAGTGGGATTAGTCAAATTCGGTTAGAAAACACCATGACAGGTGATGAAATAGTTGGCACGGTATCATATCACCCAACCGATGATAGGTTTTTATTATACACCGTTGACACGGATACACTGCCACAGAATACATTATCTGCTGTTGATGCAGTAGTAAACCCATTGCATAGTGGTCCAGGTGTTGTAACTGGTAAAACAACATTTCCATTGGCAAACACAGGACAACGCTATTTACTAACAGAAAGCACTGGTCATTCTAGCAACACTGACAGCAATGATGTTGCACAAGCATGGAAAGGTACAGACGGGTCACAACTCATTGCCAATACCAGTGATATCATTGAATACGATGGTTCCACGTGGAACGTAATCTTTGATACTAGTGAAAATACCGAAGT